GAGGGCAATGGTTCCCAGACGCGCGCCATGATTGAGGCGTGCTTGCAGATGACCGGGCCGGTTGCGGACGCCCTGCTGGATGAGGTGGACGCCGAGGACTACCTGAAGCTGACAACGGTGGCTTCGGTTTTTTTCGGGAGTGGGAAGAAGAAGACTGGCCGCTCTACCTCGCAGCCATAGCCAGTGAGAGCAGCTTCACCGAGGCTGAAATTCTCGACATGCCCTTATCGCGGATCCGCTTCTGGTCACACGCCTTTGGCAAACTGGCCGAAAGCCGGGCCGCAGCCATAAGGGCTGCACAAAACGGCAGTTAAGGGAGGCCGCATGAGCAATATGACGGCGGCCTTCCGCCTTGATTTTACCGTTGGGTCGCTGGACCAGGTGCGCGGTGCAAATAGCGTGCTGTCCGAACTGGTGCAGGGCCTGAAGGAACTGGCGCACAGCATCAACCCCTTTGCGGAAATGATGGAGCCAGTGGCCGCAGCGAAGGCCGCCACCAGCGAACTGAACGAAACACTGAACGCCACCGGGGCCGCAGCACAGGAAGCGGCGGCAGGTGTGGAAACGGCCACGGCTGCCGTAACTGGCCTGGACGAAGCCTTGCGTGTGACGGGTGGAGCTGCTGCCGAAGTCGGCAACGGCCTGCATCGGCTGGACGGCATATCCGGTATTTTTGAACAGGGCGCTTGGGCGGTTAATGACCTGAACGTGAGCCTGCGTGGACTGGTGCAGGCGGAGACTGCCGCAGGCTCTGGCATGCGCGCCATTGGCGTGGATGCGGAAGCCGCCGCCGTGCAGAGTGTTTCCGCTATGGAGCGCATTCGTGCCGCCATGTCCGGCATTGGTAGCGGCGGCATGGGTTATGCACGCAACGTAGGCGGGGCTGTGCGGGGCTTTGGCGGGGCCATTGAGGAAGGCGTGGGCCGAGCCTTTGGTGCGGCGGCCACGGGCTTTGGTCTGGTCATGCCGGTCAAGGCGGCTGCGGAATATGATAACGACCTGACCCATATCGGGATCGGTCTGAACCTGCACGGGCAGGCCAATATGGACTTTGCCAGCGCGGAAGGGCGCAGGCTGGACATGCTGGCCCGCCAGACCGGCCAGCGCAGCGCGGAACTGGCTGCGGCTGAAGCCTTCCTTGGGCGCGAAGGCTACACGGGGGCGCGGCTGCGCAATGTATTGCCCGACATTGCCACCATTGGCACCGCCTACAATGCCCGGCCCGATGCCGTGGCCCGCACGGCGTTTTCCATGCAGCAGAACATCGGCATCAAAGACCCTGACCTGCGCGGCGCTCTGGCGTCCGCATCGGTTGCGGGCAAGCTGGCCGACATGCCCATGGAAGAACTGGCCCCGCTCTTCCCTGAACTGGGGGCGGCGGCGAGTGGTATGAAGGTGCATGGCAGGCAGGGGCTGGACGATATTCTGGCGGCTCTGGCCGTTTCGCGCAAAAGTGCAGGATCACTCGGGCAGGCCGTGGCCAATGAGCGCGCCTTTATTGATGCGACCACATCCAATGCTGGCGCTAAGAACTTTGCCAAGCTGGGCATTGATATTCGTAAATATCGTGCAGATGCCTTGCGGAAAGGCATTGACCCTTTTGAAGCGACTCTTCAGGCCGTTAATGTGCTCACCAACCGTGGCCAGAACGAAGAAGCCATGGCCACCCTGTTCCATAATGTAATGGACCGCACGTTTGCCACGGCCATGATGGCCCATATCACGGGCGATCCAGCCCATGGCGAATGGGGCTATCTGGACATAAAAAAGCGTCTTGGAGAGGCAACACCCCAGGACGTGAACAAGGATTTTGATACCGGCATCAAGTCCACAAAGATTGCTCTGGATGCTTTTGAGGAATCACTCTCCCAGCTTGAACGCCGCATTGGGCACGGGTTTGTGCCGATCCTCAAAGTGGCGACCAATGGACTGCATGGTCTGACAGCCGGGTTTGACTGGCTGGATCAGCATATACCGGGGGCGACTAGCGCCATTGTTGGCACAACCGGCGGCATGCTGGCGCTGGCAACCGCCATGGGGGCAATCGGGGCCATTGCGGGACCACTCAAGGCGGGGTTTGCCCTGTTCCGTGTAGCACTCGCCCCCATTGCCGGGTTACTGGGCGGGGTTAGCCTTGCCACGGCGGGCGTGGTCATAGCTGTTGCTGCTCTTGTGGCCGGGGTGGTTGTTGCCGCCCTTTATGTGTCTCGCAACCTGACGCGGATAGGACAGGCATTCAAGTCAGGCGGGAAAGGCATTACCGGTGCCTTAAAAGGCACATGGAATGTGGCCAAGATGGTGTTCAATGACTTTACCCACTGGCTTGATGGCTGGGGTGGTGGTCTGGGCACAAAGCTGCATGCCCTTGTAGCGGGGATTGGCAGGATACTGGCAGCACCTCTTGCTGGCATGTTCCACTGGGCCATGGAGGAGTTCCATGCCCTGGACAATGCTTTCGCCAGTAGCTGGATCGGGCGGCATATGGGTATGGGCGGCGTGCAGCCTGCTCCTGCGGTTGCGGGTGGCGGCGGTGCAAGCACCATTCATCTGCACGTTTCTGCTGATGACGGAATGAAGGTGCGGCAGAAGCCGGGCACACGGGCCCGCAATGTCACGATCCACCAGAACAGCGGCAGGATGATCGCACAGCCATGAATATCGGAACGGGTTTTCTTGGAAGTGAACTGAACCTGTTGGGAGGGCTGGGTTCATCCGCCCTGCGTTCCGTGCTGTCCATCGCGAGCTGGCGCGGCGTGACATTCTACATGCCCGAAGCCCGCGAAGAGTCCGGGCGTCGGGTTGTGCAGTTCTTCTTCCCTGGCATTGATGACTTCAAGGCGCAGGATTTCGGGGCATTTACCGGCCCGATCAGTGTGCGCGGCATCATGATCGGGGATGACTATGTGATCCGGGCCAACCGCATGCGCGAAGCCCTGATGAAGCGTGGCCCAGCCATGCTGGTGCATCCGTGGCTTGGGGCCATACGGTGCCGCCTGCTTCAGCCCGCATCCATCCAGTTTTCCGAACGTGAACTGCGCTTTGCCCGGTTTGAAGCCATTTTTGTGCGCGAACCACTGCCAGCAGCGTCTGGCGGCCTGTTCAGCCAGATTACGGACACGCTGACCAACCTTTTGGAAAAAGCAGATGCCCTGATCGACCAGGGGATTTTGTGCATGCAGCAGCTTTTGTCCCCTCTGGTTATCCCGCTGGCACTGGCGGGGGCTGTCAATAACATGGTTGGAGTTGCAAAGGGCACATGGGACGCTCTGATCGGGGCCGCGCCTGAACCGATCCAGTCGGCAAGTCAGCCCTCTCTGGCGGTATTGGCGGCGGGCGTGAGTGTGCCAGGCAGCAACACCAACACAACCTATGCCAATGCTGTGTCGTCTGCTCTGGTGGGGGTTCCTGCTGCTGTTGCAGGTGTGGTTGCATCCTCGCAAACATCCGCCATTGCACCGGCATCTGTGGTTGCGGATGGTGTGCAGACAACGGTTGACGCCACAACCGCGTCTGCATTGCTGGTCAGTGGGGCTGCAACAATTGGCAGCGCGGCAACTGCTGCGGCAGTCACGTCACTGGCTCCTGCTGCGGTTCTGACCCTGGGCATGTTGGCCCGTGCCATGACCATGGCGCAGGCCATAGCTGCGCAGGTGTCTGCTACGTATGCCAGCCAGCAGGATGCACTGGCAGCCAGAGACCGCCTGCTGGTGGCACTGGACGCCCTGGAAGCAGATATGACTGCGGCAGTGAATGCAGGCTCTCCCATATTTGTCAGTGGTCTGTACGGGGCAGTGCGGGATGTGCGTGCCGCTCTGGTTGCGGATATTTCTGCCAGGCTGGGGCGTTTACCCAAGGTGGTCAGCGTTGCCGTGCCACAGCAGATGAGTGCATGGCTGGTGGCGTATGCACTGGCAGGGGATGAACCCGCCAATGTGCCTGCACTGTGGGATGATCTGGTCAGCCGGAACGGCCTGAGCCATCCGGGGCTGGCAGGACCGGGAACTCTTGAGGTTCTGGAGTCATCGTCATGAGCGGGAATGCAACCGCTTCTGCCACGACAACCACAACGGTTTCGGCCCGCCATATGACGGTAATCGTTAACGGGCGCGTCTTGAAAACCTACACCATGGCTGAATGCGGGCGTGATCTGGGCGATATATGCGGTGCGTTCCACGTTGAATATCTGGACGACTGGCGGGCGGCCTCGTTGTTGGGCGACCCATTGCCCGAATGGGTTGGGATCAAGGAGAATGATCCTGTGGAAATACGCATCCATGGTGAGACCGTTCTAAAAGGCTGGGTGGATGACCTCCAGATTGAAACAGAAGACGGCCAGATGCGGACCACCATTTCAGGGCGGGACAGGACTGGCGATCTTGTGGACGCATCGGCCAACCCGACAGGTCCGGGGGAATACCGGCTGATTCATCTGGTGGATGTGATTGGCAACCTGACCGGCCCGTTTGGCATTGCTGTGTCCGCCGATGTGAATACGGGCGACCCGTTTACACTGGTGGCGGTTGAGGCGGCAGAACCCGCCATGTCCACCATTGAAAAGCTGTCACGCCAGCGGGGTGTGCTGGTTACGTCTGATGGTGTTGGCGGTCTGGTGCTGACACAGGCAGGCACGACACGCGCTCCTGGCAGCCTGCTCTTGCCTGGGAACGTAAACGGGATACAGGCCCGTATTTCCGCCCGTGGTCGGTTTTCTGATGTGTGGGTCAAGGGACAGTTCAGAAGCCTGTTAAGACCCTCTGGGAGCACTCTGAGCGCGGATGCGGAACCCTTGTCTGCAACGCCTGAAGCAGCACCGTCCGTGCCGAGCGCTACCGAGACGGAAGCCGCCGCAATTATCCGATATGGGCATTCAGTTGACCCCAGTGTGGGGCGTTATCGCCCCCGTGTATGGTTGGCGGCCACCCAGAGTGGTGGATCAGTCGCTACCCAGACAACGGCCAACCCGCCACTGGATAGTGCAGCCAGTGGGCTGACGGCAGACCCCGGCCCGGCACCAGCCGCATACCATGGCACGACCCGCCGCCCGCGCCGCAAGGCGACAAAGCCACGCACCGATGCCAGCCCGTGGGGTTTGCAGGATCAGGCAGACTGGCGCATGCGCTCTACACGGGCGCAGGCCACGGCCCGCGTTTACTCCGTTCTGGGGTATCATGGGGAAGACGGCGGGTTGTGGAAGCCAAACGCACTGGTTTACGTGCGTGATCAATACACCGATATTGACCGGGACATGCTGATCGGGGCCGTAACCTATGTGGACGCACCGGATGGCGAAGTAACCCGCATTTCTGTGGTGGAGCGGGATTCCTATGATCTGACGGGAGATATGGACCACGGGCACAATGGCGCGCGGCGCAGCGGGTCTGTGGTGGCACATGATGGCATGGCGGGGGGACGATGATCGACCGCCTGTTTATGGCTGTGCGTGGCCTGTTTGTCCGTGCTGTTGTCCGCGCGATTGACGATACTGGCAGCGAACAGATGCTGAGTGTGGAAAGCCATTTTGGCCGGATGCGCTCGCGGGTTCCTGTGCATCAGGCGTTTGGCTTTGCATCCCATGCGCCGCTCGACGGTGCCGTGGCACCGGTTGTGGCTGTAGGGGGTGATCATGCCGACCTGATGGCGCTCCCGCCTGCAAACCCGTCCAAGGCCCGGTTTGGCAAGCTGGGCGAAGGGGACAGTGTGCTTTATGATGCCTGCGGCCAGCGGGTGTATATGCAGAATGGCAAGATCGTGCGGATTGACTGCACAGCAGAAATGCTGGTCACTATAGGCGGCAGCCCGATCCTTGACCTGACAGCAAAACAGGCCACACTGAATGTGCCGTTGAAAGTGAACGGCGGGATTGACGCCACAAAGGATATTGTGGCGGGTGGCATAAGCCTGATGAACCACCCGCATACCGGCGTAAAATCCGGCACAGACAAGTCCGGGGCACCTACCACGTAACGACAAGGGGGAATATTCCCCCCTGATATACCTGCCGTTCAATGGGGATGATGCCCCCCATGACGGCAACCGGTTCCATTTTCCAGATCATGATGCGCTATTCGCAGGCGGTTGGCGCTTGTGATGTTGTCGTGACGCCCACAGAGAATGGTCGCGGACGCATTGCCATGGACACCACGCCTGCGACTGCGCTGTTGATCGCCATGGGCACGGACAGGCGCGCGGAACCCGATGATACGTTGCCTGGGGAAGTGCCCGGCTTACCTGCGCAGACCGCCGGGCTTATGGTCCGTCGTGGTTGGGTGGGAGATATTCTGCTGGCACAGGGGCAGCGGCTTGGGTCACGTATCTGGCTGTTGGAACGAGCCAAGCATGACGAGCATACCCGCGCTCTGGCTGCGTCCTATACCGCTGAAGCCGTGGCGGCTGTTGCGGATTACCATGCCATGACCGTCAACACCGGAGCCATATGGGACAATAACAGCCGCTTGCGGGTGACGGCCCAGGTTGGTGATGTCGTGGTGGGTTCACCGGTGGGTATGGTATGACCTGGCAAATTCCCACACCGGCCCAGATTACACAGCGGTTTACCGCCTCCCTGCTGACTGTTTCCTTTACTGCTTCGGATGGATCGTCCGTTGTGCTGGACGCCAATGCGCCCGCCAGCGTGGAGCAGGCCCTTGCCGTTGGCGCAGGGTTGTCGCAGGCAGAAAGCTATCGCTTCGCGCGTGATCAGGCGCTTGAGTTTTTTGTGACGACTGCCACGTTGGCGGGCAGGCTGCCCGATCACGCCGTGCAATGGGGTGTGCCACGCCTGCTCCCAAAGGTGGCTGTGGGGAATGTTACGGTTTCCTGCTCGCAACCGGTTGTATTTCCCGCAGGCACACAGATGAGCATTGATGGCTCTGTGCGGTGGGAGACAACCAAGGAAATCAGTATCGGTTCCGGCCAGACAGGTGCATTGCCTGTGCAGGCGGTTACGGCTGGTGCGTCGGGGAATGTGGCCGGGGGTGCAGCACTTACGCTGGTATCGCCCATTGCCGGGGTTACGGCACTGGCCGTGGATGGCAACGGG